TTTCACCTTGAAGGAATATACCTTCAATACACATTCTTTTCTTACTACCTTTTCCTTCGGTAATAATTTTAACGTTTGATACTTCTTCGGTAATTAGTTTCATTTTCTTAGTTTGTGTATCCTACTTTTGCACCTTTGACTGCAGCATTAGCAGCAAAGATTACATGACTGGTTTGTTTCTCAATTAATGCACTTTCAGATCTCATTAAAGTAAAGGTTCCTACTACTGTACCACCTGCACTTTCTGCAACAGTCACTAAATGATCAGCACCTGTAGCTGTATTTACTACACGAACCACGGTAGCGTTTCCAAATGTTGATGCACTACCAGATGCGGTAGCCATCGCTGCTTCTGTACCTTTAATTAATAGTCTAGGCATCTTCTTCCTCTTCGGGTTCTTGATCTACTTCAGTTTCAGTTTCAACTTCTGCTGTAGGTTCTTCTGTTTCTTCTGGTTCTTGACCAAATAAACTTGCTGCAGCATATTTTTTCATGCCATCAATCTTTTCACCAGCTTTAGCATAGATCATATTTTTCAATGTGTCTGTGATTTCTGCAGGTTTAGCGTCAGTGGCGATCATATCCAACACATTTGTTGGTTGAGCATCATTATTTTCCATAAAAATAGTATAATTATATAACTTATTTATATCTCGGCTTTTCTAGCGTCTTTCTGTGCCTCTGCATCAGTAATTTCTGCCTCTGCTTCAAGGTCTTGATCTTGTGGAACATCACCTAAATCTTGTCCTTGAGGTAATGGTTGACCTGTTATTGGATCTATCTGTGATGGATCAGGTAGTATACCTTTTTGTATCTCATCTTCAATTTGATTATCAATTTCTTCTATCTCACTATCTGTTTGTCTTAGAATTTTCTTTCTTACAAACTCAGTAGAATAAAATTTACCAATATATGGTTCTATCGTTGCTAGATTGCCTAAGCGACTTTGAATCATTTCTGATTCTTTTAATTCTGCAAATTGATTATCATATAAGAAATCATATTGAATATGTTCTCCCATACTTTCCCAATCTTCTGGTGTAACAATATTCTTCAATATCAATTGAGTGCGGAGCATATCGTTAAACATCGCTGAAAATCTTTTTCTTAAACGTCCAACAAATTTAGAAAATTTTAATTCATCTCTCAATATTTCTGATGATCTACCTAAATTAAATCCACCATCTGCAGCGATTCTTGACTCTGGTACACCTAATGCACGATATAATTTTTTCTGGAAGTATTCAATATCAGCAAGTTCACCAAGATTTTGTCCACCTGGTAGAGTTGTAATTTCAGTACCCCGACCACCTTCTCTTCTTGGTAGCCAGAAATCCTCCATCATCGACATAAACTTGCGATCATCTCTCACCTCTCCAGTATTAGCATCATAAACAAGTTTATTTCTATAACGAGACATCACTTCTTTAAGATATTGTTCTGCTTTTACCTTTGGAAGATTACCAACATCAATATAAAATATTCTTCTTTCTGGTGCTCTTGATAATCTATAGATAACAAGACTATCTTCAATCATTCTTAATTGATTAAGAGCCTTGATTGCTTTATGCATATAAGATAAAACAGTTCCTTTATTACGATCAACTAATCCAGAACTACAATAAACCACTGAATCTTTTGCAATTTTTACTGATCCTCTTTTAGCACCAGATCCTGCGACCATACCAGAATTGTAATTAGGTTTTGCTGTATATAAAAAGTATTCTTCAATATCTGGTTCATTAACACCCTCTGCTCCACCTTTAGCACCCACTTGTATTTTTGTTCTGGGATCCTCTTTTTTCTGTTGACGGACAAACTTCATCTTCATGGGATCAATGTATCTTAGATCCTGTATCCCTTCCATTGGATTTTTGACATCAATAACCTTTAGATAATATAATCTACCATCAACATACCAGTTTCTGAATATCTCATGTGCTTTGCGATCAAAATCTAATATTTCTTTTATATTTCTAAATTCTTGTCTTATTGCCTTTTTTAATGCATCACCTGCATTAAGATTAGATAATTCTATCTCAACGGGAGAATCATACAAATCACTAACTATGGCTTCATTAACAACATCTTCAATCGCACCATCACACTCTGGATGCAGTGCCATCTCTCTATATCTACGAATTAGGTCATGTTCAGTTCTGTAAACACCTTCAATATCCAGATATGAACCGTAAAATCCACTGGAAATATAATTATCAACCCCGTCCTGATTAGTTTTCGGGACAGGGGATATTACTGACGGTGATTTACTTTTACCATCATCAATAGAAAAACCAAACAGTTTAGCCATAGTATAATATTTTTACTTCTATTATAGCACTATTTAGGTGATTAGTTAATGTCCTCTCCACCAGCGTTAGCACCGTTACCTTTAATTGCTTCCCAATAAAGAACCTGAAGTTCGACCTGAAACTCCTGAATTCCTTGAGCATCATAAGATAATTCAATAGGTGCAACCTGTGTTGGGAATACATCATAGAAATGATACTTTCTTAATGTCTCTCCGCTACGATCAAGTTGGAATACAAATGCGTCTGCCTGATAATCTGCTGGATTAGTTGTACCAGTGTTATCAGAAACTCTGTTAATTGTGTTCATCCATTTCTCAAAAGCAGATCTAATTGCAAAATCTGTATCGTTGATTACTGTGATTGTCCAAGTATCAAATGTGCGATCACCAGCAATTTTTAAAACCCTACCTCTGAATGGTACTTCAATTGGAGCAACGTTAGATGCAGGTAAGTTTGCTGCTTTGACTAAGAATCTTGCCTTATTCAAAATGTCATTCAAACCCTCTACACTTACTGCTTGTGGGAATGCAAGTTCACATTCAAAGAGATTTGAACGTGCACCGCCACCACTAAGTTTACTCTTAAAATCAGTAATCTTTCTTAATGGAGGTGGATTTAGTTGGTTTCTTGTAGCCATGAGTTGTTACTTCCTTAAGTTATTAAACGTTACCGATTACTTCTTCAAAGGATACGCCAGTTCTTGTAGCGACAAAGGTTAGACCAATGAAGTTGATTGAACGTGCGGGTTTAATGAAGATATCTGCGACAAACTCATTATTGTCTATTACAGATGCGGTGTTGTTAGTTTCGTCACATATGACGACATAATCAAATATTCCACGTTTTGCTTGAACATCACGTAGGAATGGTTCAACAATATTTACAAAGTTTGTTCTTGTAATTTCGTCGTTGAACTCGAATAATTGATCTCTAGCAGCAGCTGAGATTGCATCTTCAAGAAATATGAATAAACGACGAACGTTTATTCTATCAAATGCAGATGATTTTCCAAATCCAGTCTTATCACCGAACAGGATGATTCCATCACCTGGTTGGAAAATTACTGGATTCACTCTATTAGTGTAGAGTTTGTCTCTTTGTGCTTTACTAGGATTATATGCTAGTTTTACTGCGTTGAGGATTGCACCTCTAGAATTTCCTGCTGGTGAGAACCAAGGGAATTGTGTTAGATCATTTCTAGCACAAGTTCCTGCGATGTCTCCATTAAGAGGAACATAACGGAATGTATCACTAAATCTATCGTACATATATTTGTATCCACTATCGAATACTCCGTATGTCGTAGATGTGATCGGTGAGTAGAAATCAACTACCGAGTTGGTTATTGCAGAATCATTATTAACTGTAACTGTCCCTACAGCACCATCACTAATGAATGTGTTTCTACTTGGTGATATGAATGCTATAGCATCCTTTCTTAGTTCAGCAACAGCGATTATTTTATTCGCTTTCGCTTGAATAGTTGATTTAGTACCTGCACCAGAACCCATTAGTAAGAAATCTACTTCAAAGTTCTCAGTATTTTCAAATAATTCATACCCAGTAGATATTTCACCAAGAGTTGAAGTTAGAGCACCAGTAGATGAAAGATCAGTACCACCATCATAGTTTTTACCACCATCTAGTGCATTCGTATTGCTTCCAGATCCAGCAAATGATATGCCCTCAGCATCCTGATCCCATCCTATGTCTGTTGCAGCAGTAAATCCTGAACTAAAGTTAGTTGCTACCACACCTGCTGGAGCTGATCCACCAAATACTTGAGTTGATGTATTATAGAGATACTTTCTCCAATACGCTGTGCTACCCACAGAATATTCAGCATCTTTTGCTTTTGATAGAGAAATATGTTTTTCTAAGATTGTACCAGCGTTACCAGTTACCTCTCCTTTCCCATCAATTACAATAACATGAATCTCATCAAATCTTGCGTTTCTTGCAGCAGCGTAGGATGAAGTGT